CCGAACCAGGCCAGCTTCGCGAAGACGGAGTACTCGGCGTTGGTCAGGCCCAGGTCGTCACGCTTCAGGCCCTCCCCTCCATGCAGGTACAGCTTGCCCAGGCCGGAGACCTCGTTCTTGCCGAGTCGGCTGCGCTTCTCGTTCACGGTGATGCCCCTCTCGTCATGGCTGCCATCATCAGGAGGTGAGCGCCGCCCCACCCCGACCTCCCTTCAGGAGGTTTCGGCACACTTACACACTCAGGTCAGGACGTTTCGCGGTGACCGTCGAAGCAGTAGATGTACGAGGTGTCGCCGACCTTGGCCCAGCACAGGCGGTGACCCCAGACCGTGCCCCAGTACTCGCGGTGCGCGGCCTTGTTCGTCTTGGCCCACGCCTCACGCTTGGCCGGGTCGTTCAGCTTCGGGTTCAGGTACGTCACCTTGCCGGAGCGGTCGACGTAGTACGAGTACCCCTTGCCGTTGCCTCGCTTGGCCGCGTCCCAGTAGCAGTTCTTGTCGTCGCTGTCGTCAGCGCACGGGCGGGTCGGGAGGGAGGCCGGCGAGTAGGAGATGGTCGTGGCCACCGACTCCACCTGCACCTCGTCCCTCGGGCTGGTCGTGGTGGCCGAGCCGAGCAGGAACCCGGTCGCGAGGGCGACGACGGCGGCGATCTTGGCGGTGAGCTTCATGGTCAGTTCTCCTTGGTCAGGTTCAGCGGGGGGAGGGTGATCGCTCCGGTTCTCGGCGGCTGCCAGAGGGGCGGGAGCTCGAACTTGAAGGCGGTCAGCCTGGGGATCTCGTGCGGTCGGGCGACGCCGTTGTCCACGGCTACCTGGTACGTCAGGGCGAACTGGGCGACGGCCCTCTTGATGATCTCGCTGTAGCTCAGGCCCGTGGGGGCGAGCGTCTGGATGTGGCGGGCCAGTTCCTCGTCGACTCGCGCACTGAGCTGGCGGGGCAGGTCACTCATGCGGGCACCTGCTCACTGAGGATCTCGCCCTCGGAGCTGATGATCCCGGCGTCGATCAGGTCCAACGCGGCCCGGCCGTACCACCCCTGCAACGTCCACACCAGACCGCTGCGGATCAGGAAGGCGAAGAGCTCCACGATCTCGTCGATCTCCAGCTCGTCCGACTCGAAGCTCATCAGGTCGATGGCGATGTCCTTCATGCGTCCCATGGGTCAGCCCTTCTCAATCTCGGTGATCAGTGCACTGGCCAGGCGGAACCCGATGAAGAACAGGGCCAGGTCGGCGTGTCCTTCGGGGGTGTCCGGGCTGGGCCGTCCGAACTCGGTGACGTTCTCCTTGTAGGCGCTCAGGTCCACGAACCGGCGCCACTTCACGCTGGGCTCGGCCTCGCTACCGATGTCGGCGGCGGCGTCCTGGATGGCCTCGCGGTAGGGGGTGCTCACCTCCCCGTACTCCTGGACCAGGTCGACCACCTTGTCCCGCACGAGGGCGAGAAAGTCGGCGCCCTCACTCACTCGCGAGTCAGGCTCGGCGCACTGGGCGAGGCGGGCCAGAGTCGGCGGGTCGTAGTGGTTGATCTTCTCGATGATGTCCATCGGTCTCGCTCCACAAAGGTTGGCTCTTCAGGAACGGGGATCCTCCCCGCCCGACCACCTCCCGGTGGTTTCGCCTTGATGTGGTTACAGTATCACAGTCGCGCAGGTTGCACACTACCCTCAGCCGTAGCGGATCTCCCCCAGCGCGGCGAGCTGGACGATCACGTCCGCCGTGCCCGCGTCGATGTGCCCGGCGTCGATGCCCTGCTTGTCGTCCCGGTCCATCCACGACTCGATGACGTAGCCGTGGTACTCCCGGTTCACGTACGTCTGGTCGATGTCGAGCAGCTTGGCGTACGCCTCGCGGATGTCGTCGGCGCTCAGGTAGTGGACTCCCTCGACCTCACGCACATCATCGAAGGCGAAGATCGGGTGCGGCGCGGTGCCCTCGGTGATCGTCCACGTCTTGCCCTCGGGCAGGCCGGCGAACTCCTCCGCGGTCGGCTCCGTCGCCCAGTAGGTGATCCCTCCCCCGGCCGCGGTGTCGATGATGCCCTGGGCGTGCTTGTCGGTGACGTACTTGCTGATCTCTTCGATGCTGGGCACGGTCGTGTCTCCTCGGTCAGGCGTGGGCGGCGATGCGGACGACGGCTTCACTGGCCTCGTACTTGTTCTGACGAACTGCCTTACGAGCCAGGGTGGTTGCCTTGTCCGTGCGCTTCGAGTCGCGGACGTTCAGGTCGTGGGTGCGGAACTTGGGGGTCACTGTGGTTCTCCGATCACGTACGGCAGGCTCATCAGCGGGGGGATGCCACCCACCCCGGACCCCCCTTCAGGGGTTTCGCCTCGGGTCAGTTCAGGTTGAGCAGGTCGAGCAGTTCCTCGGTCGTCACGACCTCCAGCTCCTGCTTGTCGACCGCGCCCTCGACCACCACCTGGGCGGGGCCCTCGATCAGCGTCGGTACGGGCTGGCCTGCCAGCTCCAGGACCCACGCCTCGTAGTCGTCGATGTCTGCGTGCAGGTCGTCGGGGTCGTCGTCGCCATCGGCATGGCCGTCCAGGAAGCTCATCGCGGCCCGCTTGTGGCCGGTCTTGGCGAGCGTGCGGGCCAGATCCTCCGCCTCGGCGCAGGTGAAGTGGCCACCCACTCCGGCCGCCGTCATCGGGTCGCCAAGGATGCGGGCGAAGACTCCGATCGCCGAGTACAGATCCTCGACCTCCTCGTCGGTGGTCCGCTCGTCCTCCTCGACCTCCTGCTCGGCCAGGTATCCGTAGCTCTCGCCCCAGTACAGGCCGGGCGCGGGGCGCTGGCCGTGCTTCAGTCCCCCACCGCAGGTCTCGCACTTGTACGGGCCGGGCTTCAGGGGGTACAGGATCGGGCCGTTGTCGACCGGGCACCGCACTACGTTGCTGGGGATCATCTTGGTCACACCTTCACACTCATGGCTGCCATCATCAGGAGGTAGGCGCCACCCCACCCCGACCACCTCCCCGGCGGCTTCGGCATGTCACACTTGCACAGCTACGCCGCGGTAGCGAACATGGTTCCCCGCGTGGACGTCCCGACCAGGCGCTCCCGCCACACCACCCAGGTCACCGCCTGCACCGTCGAGGGCAGCTCGCCCAGGCGCTGGGCCGCCTCCCGGTAGGCACTCGCGATCAGCTCGTAGCGGCCCTTGGAGCTCAGCCCCCGGTCCTTGATCCCGTACTCCTCCCCCACCGCGATGTCGTGGGCGTGCCGGTCGATGCAGACCGCGTCCGCGTCCGTCGGGTCGAGTATTGAGCGGTAGAAGTGGCCGGTCTTGCGGTCCATGGGGAGCACGTCCACCGGGTCGGCGCCCGCCAGGATCTTGGCGGCCTTGGCCAGGCAGTCTCCCGTGTGCCTCGCAGGGGTGCCCGACTCGTACGCCTCCGTGGCCAGCTCGATGTTCAGCCACCATGCCGTCTGAGGGGACAGCGCGGCCAGGAGGCCGGCCCCGATCATGACGTTCCCGTCGGTCATCGACGCGGCCAGGCGGTGCGCACTCGGGTACCAGTCCCGGCCCTGCTCCTCCTGCTCGGAGCTCGCGTCCAGCCACGTGGTGATGATGTTCCGTACGTACTGCTCGCGGGTCTTGTCGTCGGCCTTGATCGGGATCATGTCTCTCTCATCTCTCGGTATGGGTGGCTGCTCATCAGGACCAGGCCGCCACGCCTGGCCAACACCCGACCCACTGAGGGCAGTCAGTCGGGTGTTTCGCGCTTGAGGTCACACCATCCCGATCCGACGACCGGGGATCTGCGTGTGAGGTGTTGCCGTGCCGCTTGGCGGTCACCGCCTAAAGAAGGCGACCTCCCAGTTGCTCGCCTCGCGGTGCCCACGGGCATCGAGAGAGAGCCGGTCGTGCACGTGCAGGGTGATCTGCATCAAGTGGCCTTTCAGCCTCGAACTGGATGGACAACACATGTGGGGGGTTGGCTCATCAGTGACCGGTAACCACCCGGTCAGACACCCGCGAGGGTGTTTCGCCTTGTCACTCGTAGTACGAAGCCGCGATCTTGTCCGCCAGCTCCAGTGCCTTGCGCCGCTCGCCGTACTCCAGCTCCGCCAGCCGCTCCGCGAGGGCCTCCACGGTCCACTCCGGCTCGATGCTGTATCCGTCCATTGCCTGCTCCCTTGCTTGACGTCGTCACAGTATCACACTTGCTCCACTTGCACACTTACATCAGACTCATGAACACCACGTCCGGCTCGCCCACCGTCCAGTTCGCGACCCGCTCCGTCTCGACGAACCCGAACCGCTTGTAGTACTCGGGCAGGAATCCGTCGAAGCAGTCCAGCTTGCTCGCACCCTTGTGCGTCACTGCGTCCCACATGAGGTCTTCGCCGCGTCCCTTGACCGTGGAGAACAGACCGATCAGCGTGCCGTCCTTGGCCACTCCGAACCCGGACTGAAAGTCGTTGGTCAGGTAGTACCGCGCACCGCGGGGCATCTCCTTGGGCTCACTGGTGGCCGCCGCGATCCTCTCGCTGCCCGTCCTCGCCCAGTCAAGGGCGGCGGTGTACTCGGACCACGACGCGGGGTGTACGTATGCCGTCACTGCGACTCCTTGGGATTGAGCGGCTGGCTCATCAGCGATCGGCTACCAGCCGACCGGACCTCCCCTTGGGGGCGGGGAGGTTTCGCCTTCACTACTTGGGGGGCATCGGGATGCCGTTGACCTGCATCACCCACTCACAGGCCACCTCGGACCCTTGCTCGCAGTCGTCCTGCTTGGCTTCGGCGAAACCGTCGTTGAACGTCGCCACACTGGAGGCCGGAGCCTGGGGAGAGGGCGTCAGGCCGTAGGTCAGAGCTCCCCCCAGGGCCAGGCCGGCGACCAGGGCCGCCAGAGTCCTTCTCATCGGGTCAGGGCCTCCTGGCCCTCGACCTTGGCGACGTTCGCCCGGTACCCGAACTCCATCCACAGGGCGATCAGGTTGTTCTTGCGCAGGCCCCTGTTGACGGACGCCTCCACCTGACCGGCGGCGATGGACTCAGGGGTCTTGTCGAGGGAAACCATGGGGACTCCTTGGGTATCGGCAGGCTGGCTCGTCAGCGATCAGGTACCACCTGACCGGACCCCCTTCGGGGGGTTTCGCCTTGGGTTGGGCAGGCTCATCAGCGCCGGATTGCCCTGGTCCGACGAACCCCCCTTGGGGGCGGGGGGTTTCGCCTTTCAACGTTGCTACACTCTCACATCTGTCACACTTGCACAAGTGGGAGAACAGTGACCCTGGTGCACTCGATCGTCAGGCCCTGCACCTCAGCCTGGTGTGCCCGGTAGGGCTCCCAGGCCGCGTCGGCGATCAGGTACTTGTCCTGGTTGCCGAGGATGCCCAGCCACCATTCGGCGTGGTCGCCCTCGAAGGGCCAGAGGTCCGCGACCGGGTCGCTCGCACCGTCGCCGGTGTGGGAGTTGACCAGGTAGCCGTACTGCGGCCGCCACGGGTCCGGCGTGATCTGGACCAGGTACTCGGGGTACCCGAACCGGTCGGCGTGGTCCTGGCAGAGGTAGCTCTTGCCGCGACCGGCGGTGTCGTAGTAGTGCGTTGCGGTGGCGAGATGGTCGCCGTACGTGCAGTGCATCGTGCTCCCCTTCGTTGCGTTGCTACACTTGCACACTTGGTGCAAGCTGTCAACCGGCGGGTGCCGGGTGACGTGGTACCCCTCTTGGCTTTTGCAGCACGGGCCCCGCTCCCATGATGGCGAGCGGTCCCGAGAGGGGCTTTGCGGGACCCCCTTGCGGGACTCCCCCGGTCCCTTGTGGGACCGGTACTGCACCGGCCCTTGCGGGCCGGTTTTGGCGGCTGACTGGCAGTGCGCCGTTCCCTGCACTGTCGACCCCCTTCCCTTGCGAACGTTGAGTTCGGGCCCCGTTTCCGGTTTTCCGAACCCCCCGGTCGGGGGGCCGAACTGACCTCCCTGATGCGCCAGTGGTCTGCCTGGTATCGCCTGCCAGTGAGGCTCACTCACTGACAGTTCCACACCCCCTGGGGGGTGCTTCACCAGACTCGTACCGGCCGCGAACGCCCCCACACTCACATGTGAGGTCCGCCGCACCAGGGCTACCCAGTCCGAAGAGGTTTGCGAATGGCCAGCCGAGCGCGCTGCCGGGAACTCCGAGGTGGCCCTCTCC